GAACTTGTTGCTCGCTAGAACCACCTGGAATTATGTCACTTACTTGGAAACCATTATCTCGAGCTGCAGTAACTAACAGTTTGTAGTTATCAAGTGCATCTCCTGAATATCCTTCAGTTACCTTACCACCAATCATCCCAGATACTTTACGGATAGATGCTGCTAAGAAGTCATCAACGAAAGATGTATCTTCACTTCGATTTGTTATATAAAGATTTTCTGCTGCTTTACGTAGAGCAATAGGGTCTGATCCCGCAGATGAACCAATTTCTACAGCACGTTTTTTGAGCTTTTCCTCAATTTTATTAATCTGTAATTCATAGTCAGTTGAGCCATCAGTTTGACCAGATGCTTTTAAATCTTGATAATTATAGTATTGAACATAACGTGCCTTGATTTCTTCAGAATTTTGTCTAAACCATACATCTTCGCGTATAGCTTTACGAAGTTTTTCGGGTGTCCATTTTTCGGCAACATATCTTTTGAGGAGTGCATTTAGACTTGGTATATTTTTAAACAAAGTTTCAGGTAAAGAAAAATCTTTACTGGCAGCAGTATCGAGGGCTTCTGCCTCAAGTTCAGCAGCAGTCTTTTCTTTATCTTTTGGTATAATTTTATCTGGTGTAACTTTACCTTTAGCAAGATCACCAGACTTAGGAGGAGGTATTACAGGTCCAGCGATAGTCGTGGTATCTCTAGGTGTAGTAACAAAAGGCGTAGCGCCCATTTGTGATCCTTGAGATTTTGTTGTTGAAGATTGAAGATTAGCATTAACATTCTTTTGGTCTGATTTTAAACTAACTAAATCTGCATCTATTGAAGATGTAGATTCATTTGCGTCTTCAGCTTTTTTCTTTGCTTCTTCTTTTTTAGTAATATTATCTTGTAAAGTTTTTGATTTTTTGTTTAATCTAAAAGTTTCTGCTTCTGCTTTTAATTGTGTTACTTTAGGAAGGGCGGTATCATAAATAGATTTTGCTTCATTATATTGAGCACTGCCAACAGGATATGATTTCATACGCATCTTAGCGTAGGTAACATCACCCTGCCATTTATTAAGATCTGTGGCTATATCGTCTAAAGTTCTTTTAGCCATTAGCGTAGACCTCCAAGTTCTTCCATCATAATTGCATAAGCATCTGTTGCTTGAGCCGTCTTAGCCTCAGCCGTTGCTTCTACTTTTTGTGTAATAAATTGCGTTGGGTCAACGCCACCGCGTTGTGTATATCCAGCGCCTGCTGTATCTGTATAAACTTGTGGATTAACATTTTGTGCTTTTTGCAATAGCGATGTGTATTTCTTCATTTCAGCATCTGTTGCTTTGCGTTCAACTAAATCTTTAAATACTGCATTAATTACTGATGCAGCATCAGTTGGTGAAGATATGGTTTTGCGTTGAAAATTAGCGTCAGCTCCACCAGCTCCACCAGCTCCACCAGCGCCTGATACAAGACTAGCAAGAACATCATAGCGACCCTTTGGTGTCGTTGCTCCAACCAATTTATCTAAGGCTAATTGACCTTGAAATGCTTCTTCTAACTTTACCAATGATCCATAATATTTAATATTAAAAACGCTAGATACGTCACCAGTCCAGAGTTTGGCATCTTTTAATTGTTGGGCTAAAGCAAGACGTGCTTCGGGCGAAGCATTTGCAATATCTTTTGCAAATACATCAAGTGTTACTTCATTAGCCATCGGTATCTCCTAATAATGAAGCAAACAATGTATTGTATGCGCTCATAGTATTTTCATTTGCCTTTGAAAGTTCACGTATTTTAAGAATAGCGCTGTCTTTCATAAAGGCAACAAGGTTATTTGTTCCAGAAAGATTATCTAATGCTGTTCTTTGTAATTTATATGAATCATATATATCTAGCATTTCTTTAAGGGTTCTTTGAACCGTACCAGCTACTGTAACGGTTTTATCATTAAGCATTGAACGAAGATCATTGATTGCGTTCTGACGCTCAATAGCCTTCTTGCCACCCTGTGCCAGTTCTTCTTGAACTAATGGACGACCTGCTTTAAATGTCTTAGCCCAATCTTGAAATTCATTACGAGCCATTGTCCGTTCAAAATCTGTAATTTTAGTTTTAAGAGAAAGTTCATAATCATTCTTTTTGCCATAATAAGTCTGCATATCTGCAGCAGTTTGTACTTCACGTAAGTAGTCATCTACGCGCTTGTTGTATTTTAGACCCATATCTTTCATAGTCTTGTAGGCATCCCAAGAAAAACCTGACTTGTGTGGTATTAGGAACGCTGCCCCTTGTGGATATTTCTCAAAGAGATCTTTATTCTTCTCTACGAATATGCCAGACTCTTCTGCATATTTAATAACAGCAACAGTCTTCTTTTCAGATTCTGAGATAGTAAATGGTATCTCGTTAGGAAACAACTGAACCCATTTAGCCATAGCAGCATCGTAATCTCCTGGATACTGGTCAAGTAAACCGTTCCAGGCTTGTTTAAAGTTAGTCTTTCCGTTGTCTTTAATCCAAGTAGCCATATCAGCTTTGAGTTGGACTTGTGGTGATGCTGGTGCAAAGAATCCATAGACGAATCTAGTACCAAGAATACCTAGCACTGTGTTCTTAACACGTTGACGGTATTGTTCTTGCTCCTGAATACTAGGAGGTATGATATTACCAGTCTCGTCATACTTTTCTGGTAGTCCGTGACCACCTGCTTCAAGATATGTTACTGCTTTGCGCCACGCACTTGCATACTGTGAGTCGCGCTCATCAGTACTCATTGCCTCATAGAGACGATTGATATGAGCAGGTAAGAATGCAGATAAAAATGAACGTCCTACTGCGTACTTACCCATACTGAGTTGAGTAATTGTATCTGCAGCACCTGGTTTTCCTGCAACATCTACCAGATTACTTATGACCTTCATAGATACACCGGCAACTGGTCCTGAAAATGTAGGAATTATAGAGTCTTGGTTTAAAGATGGTGTTAGCATCTTAATTTGTGCGCCAAATTGCACTGGAAATGGTGTCTTAAACTCAGCAGGTATGCCTATTGCTGTCATTGCACCGCGTACTGCGGCATAGATAGGTTCAATACCTGGATATACAAAGTACTTTTCGCCTTGATCGTCTTCTTGAATCCAACCATTATGGCTAATTCCATCATAAGTTAGTGCTGCTTTACGAATAGCCATTGGATTATAGGCGACAACGCGAGACATACGACGATAGAAGTCTTCAGTAGCACGATAGAAGCGTGAGAAGTTACGTGCTCCAAATGCTAACTGTGTACGAACCAGTGGGTTATCCACATATTGCAGCGTTTGAGATACTGCACGTTCTTCAACAATTGTAGCAAATTGGCGTTTGGCACGATCTGTAGCTGTAGCTACTTTTTTAGCATAAGCCTCTTCTGTAAGTTTTGATTTATCTGATTCAATGGATTTTTTCCAAGCAAGACCTTCTGGACTTAAATTTGCTGCTATATCTTCTTGGATAGGTTTTATTGCCCCATTTTTTAGGTTGTTAGCCTCATCAAATAATTTAGTAGCAATTCCTTTGCGTTGCATTTCTTGAGATACATTGATTAATTGAATTTTTCCAGTATCTTTGTTCCAAGAAATATGTCCAACATAATTTCCTTTTGAATCTACAGCAATAATTGTATGTGCATTCATTGCTTGATTTGCCTGTTGTTTATTCAAGCCATAATTTTCTTTAAGAAGAATCTTATTAGCAACACTATTTTCTCCAAGAGTTTCAAATTTTATTCCCTCTGGAATTTTACTTGTTTTAGAAACTGGAGGAGAAATTTTGCTTACAACAGATGCAATGTATGCCTCTTCAAAACCAGACTTCTTCATTTGCTTTCGGATATTAAGAATCTCATTAAAGACAATAGGTTGGCGAGACATACGTGAGTTAGAAAGACCTAACCAAGTCCATCCTCTTGTCACCAATGAGGCTGTTACATTGCCAGATTCTGATAAGGGAACCAGTTGAGGTCCAAGTACATATGCTGGAATATCTGCATCATTTAATTTAGAGACATCATCTAATGATAATTGACCAGAGACAATGTAATCACCTTTGTCATTTTGAGTACGGACCTTATTAAGAAGATCTAAGTTGATATCTTTGTCGCCACCTGCTGTAGTGCCACGTTTTTCAAATACTTCTTTGGCTCTCTTGTAAACAAGTTCAGCGTGTTGTCTTTCATCTTTGCCTTTTGCTGCAAGTTGGGCTTCTTTACGGAAAGATGGATTGTCCTCCATCCATTTCATAATTTTAATTATAGCTTGTTCTTTACCTTCTGCTGTATTACTAAGGTTTGCTATAGCAACAGCGCCAAGTCTATCGTTTGCAATGTAGTTAATACGCATAAGCCAAGTAAGTAGCGCTGCTTCATCTTGATTTCCTACTGCACGTGGTTCATAATTGCGACCTGCTCTTGCAACTCCATACTTTGTAGCCTTTGGCTCATTGATTACAAGTGCTTCGCTACGAACTCCGTGTGTACGGGTAAATATGGTTGCTCTTGTTATGTAGTCTCCACCAGTAGCAAAGTTACCTGCACCCTCAGAAACCATAGCCAGAGAGTTATCTAAGTTTCCATAGATAAGATGTTCTGCAAGGATTGCTGCTTCTTCTTCAAACATAGGTCTCATACCTAGTCTTTCACGGTATCGGTTAACGCGACCAGATGTAAGAGATGTAGCAATAATGCGACGAGTCTGACCTACCGCACCACCTGCTGTAGATGCTTTGAGTGTTTCAATCTCTGCAGCAATAGATGCCTTAGCAACAGGATCTGTTGTAATCTTCATTGCTTCTTTTTTTAATTTAATTTCTTCACGTGCTTTAACGATTAGATCATCAACTGCTGTAATTTCAGATTCGTACCTAGCTGCTTCTTTCTTATTAAGGATTCTAAGAACTCCACCTAATGGATTATCTGACCAAGTGCTAGTTTTTCTTGCGCCTTCTAGAGCTGTATTAACACGAGTAGAAAGATAACGGCTCTTAGCAAGACCCCAAGGGCTGCCACCTATAGCAAGGTGAACCATTAGGTCTTCACCTGCGTTACGGATAGCATAGCGTGGACCAGCAAGTGTTAGAAATGACCAATATCCGGTCATTGAGTCTACCCACTCTTTATTAGCTTGACCAAACATCTTGTTAATAAGACCCGAACGCGCTGCTGCTCTGTCAATATCTACAAGGCTAGGTGTGGTCATAAAAGGATTGTAGTCAGATGGAAATACACCAAGATCTTGAAAGTCATCAGCAAAGTTTGCTACAGAAAACTTAGAATCACCTTTAGTAACAGTCTGGTTAACAATCTTTTGACCAGCTTCTGTAAGGTTTAGACCACGTGCCTCTGCAATAGTTCCCCAGATGCCCTTGACCATTTCTTTGCGCTTACCAATATCATCTGCTGCTTCAAAAGTTTCTGCAATCATTTTTGAATCATATTTAGTCATTACAAGACGCGCTAAACGATAGACCTGTGTTGAGGCATCTGCTGCGGTGACATCAAACATATCATCTTTAAACATAGGAGCAATGTTAAATTTTGCTTTAAATTTATCTAAACGTACACCAATTGCTCTAGATGGCAAACGTACAAACTTTTTTAAATCTTTAGACTGCTTTATCTTTTCGCCAAGAATTGTGCTATCTTCAGAGAGTGTTTTAAGGATTCCATCTGTATCTGATAGTTGACCATATAGGTCATCCATCATCCTAGGAGCAAATCGGTCAATGTTAATAAGTTTATCAGCACCAGTAATAATTGCTATACGTGCTTTACGTTGTGCATCTAAGCGAGGAAGAATAATGCGCTTGCGCCCAACAGATCCTTTTAGTAGACCAACAGCTTCTTCTGTGTTTAATAAGAAAGCCTTTGCAGTATTAGCATCTACTATCTCAGCCTTTTGGAATACTCTAATTACTTCCTGACCAAATTCAGGAGCCAGTCTTTTAAGAGTATTACGTGCCTCTACTAAATCTTTTCCTTTGCTATTAGCCTTTTGCAGTCCGGTATATTTAGCCAAAGCAGTTCCATATTCATTCCAAAATGCTGCAGCAGCAGGTTTAGCAAAATATTCTGTTACCTTTGCACCTTTAGTAATAACATCAAGTGAGTACTTGCTGATTACATAAAGAGCACGAAGTTTTGTTCCTACTACAAGAGGATCTGCATATAAACGAAATACTGTATCTGCGCTACCAGAGATTAAACCGTAGGCTAGTCCGTTCTTTTCAAGTGCTTCAGGAAGGATGGCATTTGCCAACTGACGACCTGGAGAAAACTTTGCCCTGTCTACTTCTGCAAGAGTGTCATTAAAAAGACCTCTGGCTTTTTCAATATCTGGAACTCCTGCGATAACCTTATTTAAAGGATCTGCCAACATAATATATTTTTGTTGTTCAGGAGTAGCAGTTGCAAACAGTTTTCCTACATCTTCACCAGACTTGATACGCATAGCAATATCAACTGCATCTAATCCATATTTTGCTTTGGCATTTTCAATGCGGCCTTCATTGTAAACTTTATCACCTTTATCATTTGCTTTATCCCAAGCAAAGCCAATTTCACCTTGAGATAATGGAATAGCAACAGCACGATAGGCGCGAGTTACTGCATCTGATACTTCAAGAGCGCCTTTAAATGCAAGTGTAATTGGGTTGTAACTAATAGCATAGTGTGAAGCAGTTCCAAACCAACCACGAGATGGTTTAGTTATGGGATCTTCAGTGCCGTATTGTTTAACAAGAGCTTCTTGTTGGTCTGGTGGCAGTGCAGCATATTTTATTGTTGCTACATCCTTGGGAAGACTGGACAATTCTTTGTGAACAAATAAAGATTTGACTAAATCGTCAACTTGTTTCTTTTGTGCTCCTTGTAAATTTGCTGCAAGCGCTGCTGCTTTGACATTATTGCTCATTAATTACCTTGTGCTAATGCTTGCTGGTACAAAACCGCTACTTCTCCAGTTGTATCATATGGAAGCATTGTTGCTAAAGAATCTGAAAGTTTAATATTTGATTTGCTCATCATAAGGGCGCTAGAGTTAGGACCATCACCAGTATCTAAACCTGAAGAAATTGGTCGTACTTCATCTGATTTTGCATATAGTTCTGTAGGCAAAGCGGCAGTGGCTGTAGAGCGCACTTCTGCCGAAGGCATACCTTTGACATCTCCAGTTTTACCAAGCGGAGCAGCAGAGAGTATATTTGCTGTTTCTATACCTTCACCATATGCTGTGGAACCCATTTGTAGGTTATCAGTACGTGTGGCATATTTACCAGGTCCAGCAGGTCCTGCAAGCGGATTCATTGGCGCTGTAGTCACTGGTCCTCCTGTAATGTTTCTAAGTCTTGCGACATATCTTCCCACGCTTGCATCTCTTTTGTTGTGCGATTTGCGTGGTATACCGATAATTCAAATAGTTCTTCTGTTACTGCATTAATTGCACTAGAAAGATTAAATATAAATCCAGTAGCAATTACTAAAAAATCTGGTAAACGTATTGGGCGTGGAATATCATTACTGTTTCTCATAGCCCAATACGCCTTCCATTAAAAAGTATTATCCTTTTTTTGCTGCTTTGCCTTTGCGTCCTGCTGGAGTCATTCCGAAGAATACTTTGCCACCTGCTGGTTTTGAAGTATCCATCTTGCCTTCCTTTGGCTTAGACATTGGAGCTGCTGCTCTTGATCCTTTATTCATATTTGCACCTCCTTCATTTATGCTGCGCCGCCGATTGAGGCGAGTAGTTGGGCTATATCGGGTTTTTGACCAGCAGCAGGTGCGGCTCCACTAGGTTGACCTGGAGGTTGCTGCGAGGCAGATGCGGGCATTGCACCTACTGCTGGAAACTGTTGTTCCATTCCAGGTGCCATAGGTGGCGCTTCTGGAAGTGGAGGTGGGGTTGGAGGTGGTACTGGTGTAAATGCTTTTTCAATAATATTTTCTAGTGCTTGTCCTTTTTGGCGACCTTGGATAACAGTTGCGATGCGACTGATAATCTCTGAAGGGTCTTGGCCCTGCGCCGCAAGAGCCGGTATCGCCTGAGCATACTGAGCAACTGCAACGCGCAAAGAATCACGCATTTCTTCAATGTCAACACGTTGTTCCTCCTGCGTAACATTGAGGTCCATTGGAATCTCACGACGTACATAGTCGCGTGAAACCAACTTATCGCTACGCATTTGTAGTAAAGCAATAATGGCACGGTTAGGATCCATACCGGACATAATTCCGTAGCGTACATCTACTCCATACTCGCCATTAATATCACGTGATGGAATGTATTTAAGTACATAAGGTGTTCCGTCATCAGTTCCCTTGATTGTCTTAGGTATTCCACCAAAGACTTTCTCGTCTGCTTCAAAGCATAGAGATACAAGTTCTGTAAAGAGTCTAGCCAATTGTGCTTGTGCT